AATAAGAAGACCGGTGAGCTCGAGCTCAAGAAGATCCGATCTCAGAAGCTGGCCGAGACTGAGGATCCATTTAGTCTTTCTTCTGGTACGAAGATGGAAACTACGTATGCTACCCACTCAGCTAAGCTAAAGGCCTTGGCTAATACCGCACGAAAAGAAGCGGTTAATACCAAGTCCATTCGTTACTCCCCGTCTGCAAAGAAGACGTATGCCAATGAGGTAGCATCTCTCAATGCAAAATTAAACATAGCTGAAAAGAATGCGCCCCTCGAAAGACAAGCCCAGCTCCTAGCAAACCACCAGGTCTCCATGAAACGACAGGCCAACCCTGGCATGGAGCCTGAAGATGTTAAGAAGATTGGAACCATAGCACTGAATGAAGCCCGCCTCAGAACAGGTGCTTATAAGAATCGGGTCACCATCACAGAGGCAGAGTGGAATGCTATTCAGGCTGGTGCTATCAGTACCCATAAGCTAACAAGAATACTTAACAACGCCAACACAGAGAATGTTAAGAAGTTAGCTGTGCCTAAGTTCCATCCCAAGATGACAAGCAGTAAGATACGTCAGGCTCAGGCTATGTTGGATCTTGGGTATACTCAGCAGGAAGTAGCAGATCATTTGGGTGTTGGACTGACTACACTCAAAGAAGGTATCAATGGCTGACGAATACATGTTGACAACAGTTGACAATCCATTCGATCCTTTCACTAGGTTCGATGAGTGGTTGGCTTACGATACAAGGAAAGGTTATAACACAGCCGGTATGCTGGATCGAATAGCTAATGTGTCAAGTGATTTGTCAGAACCTGACCAGGCATTGGCTATTCAGGATGCAATCGATGAGATTGTAAAAGAAAATGTTCTTGGTAAGTGGATCAAAGTTTCCAAGAATGATACGAGAGATTCGATTGTAAAGTAGGGGGGGAGGGTCGCAAAAAAACCCCCCTCTCTTCATCGCCCGGCTTCCAAAAATTTCCCCGGGGGATATTTTGGGAAAAACACTTTATAATCGGGGGTTAAAACTGTGTGGTAAAGTGCTCGAACTTACACCAATGTAGAAAGGAGGTCGTGTGCCAGCGAGGAAAAGAAAAGTAAAGCTGGGCAAAACTCCCCGCAGACCCGCGACAACTCCTGAAGGTCGTGAACATCAGCTGGTTTCTCAGGCGGTTGACCTTGCAGAACAACAGATTCGTTCTGGCACAGCCTCGTCGCAGGTCATTACACATTTTCTGAAGCTCGGTTCGACCAGAGAACGTCTCGAACAAGAGAGACTCGAGCATGAGAACGAACTGACACGGGTCAAGATCGACGCGCTCGAATCACAGAAGCGTGTGGAGGAGCTTTACATGGAAGCTCTTACTGCTATGCGATCATATGCGGGTGAGCTACCTCCTCCTGACTTCGATGACGAAGCTTAGAACATATTCCGAGCTCTGTCGTCATAAAACGTTTGAAGAACGATACTGGTACCTTCGATTACAGGGTAATGTCGGAGATTCGACGTTTGGGTTTGATAGATTACTTAACCAACGATTTTATCACTCAAACGAATGGAAGAGACTTCGCAGCTTTGTTATAACAAGAGATAATGGTTGTGATTTAGGAATTCCTGGGTATGATATTTACGCAAATCTATTGATTCATCATATGAATCCTGTGACAATAGATGATATCAGACATGGTGGGGATTTTATTCTCAATCCTGAGTTTCTGATAACCACATCGCTTCAAACTCACAATGCGATTCATTATGGCGATGAAACACTTCTTCCTAGAGGCCCTGTTGAAAGAAAAAGTGGAGACACGACGCTCTGGTGAAAGGAGGGAGATGGAACCGACCCAGATTGTCAAGAACCATCCAGCTGAAACAGTAGGGCCACTTGCGACAGCGCTAGCTGCGTTGATTGCAGGACTTGCGGATGTGGATGATGCCGATACGATCTTATATTTGGCTATTGTTCTTTCATTTGTACCAGCGCTAGTTACATGGATCGTCAATCTAAGGCGCGGATCAAATGGACATCCCGTGGAGTGAGTGGCAAATTCCATGGGCTGCTCTAGGCGGGTTTCTTCTAGGTTTGGGCAGTGCACTTAGCGGATTAGCTGCAATAATGACAGCAAGACGAGCCGCTAAGGAGGTGAGAGATGAAGATCACCCCAAAAGTGACAATTCTAGTAGTGTCAGGGTCAATGATGGCGGCGGGGAGCGGGTTTCTGACGGCGACAGCCCTGAGTGAAGCAGCATCCGAACCACTTAAGACAGTAACCGTGGATGTTGGCACGGGAATACCAGGACCTCCAGGACCGCCCGGATCGACTGGACCAAAAGGAGATACTGGTGCACAAGGACCACGTGGCCCTATTGGAGAACAAGGTCCAACGGGACCTCCAGGACCTGCGGGAAGTCCTTGCGCCGGTGCTCCAGCAGGCTATGAGCCGGGAATTTTGCAAATTAACGGTGCTGGTGGACAGGTTAAAATCTTTACTTGCATTGAACCATGAGGAGGATAGGTGAGAACCGAGCGAGGCTTGGTGGATGAGGACACGCAAGAGTTCAATCCATTTCCAGAAGGAGATGAAGATGACCGAGAAGACGGAAGCCGAGAAGAAGGCGGAGAAGGACCAGCAGGAGAAGAGCTCCGGAAAGAAGTATGACGGAGGCGCTATTCCCAAGAGTTCTAGCAAAAAGAATTCTTCGGATTAAATAACTAATAAGTAGGTGAGATAATGGAACCAAGCATTCTTTTAAGTGTAAAGAAAGTCCTGGGAATTGCAGCCGAGTATCTCGCATTTGACCAAGACATAATCATGCATATTAATACAGCTCTTTCTACTCTCACTCAGCTAGGAGTCGGGCCAGCTGCGGGTTTTACGGTTGACGATATTGACGATGCGTGGACTGACTTCATCGATCCAACCGATCATCAGTACAATGCAGTGAAGTCGTACGTATTTCTTCGGGTTCGAATGCTGTTCGATCCACCGCAGACATCTTATCTAATCAACGCGATGACCGATCAGATCCAGGAACTCGAATGGCGTTTGAATGTTCATCGAGAAGAGACTGGGTGGGTCGATCCTGATCCGCCCCTCGTTGCGGAGGGTTGATATGCCAGAGCGTGAAAGTGCCCAAGCTGAGCGGGACCGAAAGGACGCTGAGAAGGCTGCAGACAATCTCGAAAGGCAGTACCGGCAAGGCGTAAAGGACCGGCCGAAGTCGAAGGCTGCTCATAAGCCAAAGGCTAAGGATAAGGAAGCAGAAGCGGAGGAGTAAATGGACGCCCCCGCAATTGTAACCGATATTCTCGAGCATCACGGCATCAAGGGCATGAAGTGGGGTGTTCGTCGAAAGGCTACGGTTGGCGGCGGAGTTCAGCCACACCCTGATGCCGCTCGAGCTCGTACAACACACCAGACTCTGAAGAAGCATGGAACTCATGTGGTTTCTACTTCAGATCTGCAGCACTATGCGAATCGACTGAGCACTGAACAGAATGTCAGTCGGCTCCAGTCAAATCAGAAGAACGCTGGTGCAAAGTTCGTAGCCAAAACTCTGGGACGAGTTGGTAATCGAGTCGTTGATAAGGTCATTGACAAAGCGTTCGATGCCAGCCTTAAAGTTGTTCTGAGTAAATAGGAAGGAGGGTTGGCGTGGGTCTGTCGAATACTGCGATCCCGATCTATTATGGTCGGTTTCGTGAGGCAGTCCTCCGAGGAGAAATCCCTGTAAATCGAGAGATTTCGATGGAGATGAATCGGATAGATTCGCTCATCGCTAACCCTAATATCTATTATGATGATAGCGCGGTTGAAGGATTCATTCGCTATTGCGAGGGAGAGCTAACTCTAACAGATGGGTCAGACCTCCATCTTCTTCCTTCCTTCAAACTCTGGGCTGAACAAATCTTTGGTTGGTATTACTTCGTTGAGCGAAGTGTATATGTTCCGACAAAAGATAACCACGGTGGACATTATGAGAAAAGGGAGATCAAGAAACGCCTAACCCTTAAGCAATACCTGATCGTCGCTCGAGGAGCGGCTAAATCGATGTACGGGTCGATGATTCACAGCTACTTTCTTAACGTGGACACATCGACTACGCATCAGGTTACCACTGCTCCGACTATGAAACAGGCTGATGAAGTAATGAGCCCGTTTCGTACGGCGATCACGCGCGCGCGCGGGCCTCTATTTAAATTCCTAACAGAAGGCTCGCTACAGAATACGACGGGATCGAGGGCTAATCGTGTTAAACTCGCCGCTACTAAAAAGGGTATTGAAAATTTCCTTACTGGTTCTCTTCTTGAAATTCGTCCTATGGCGATCAACAAGCTCCAGGGTCTTCGTCCTAAGATATCCACTATCGATGAATGGCTCTCAGGGGACCTACGCGAAGACGTCGTCGGCGCCGTAGAGCAGGGAGCATCCAAACTCGAGGATTATTTGATTGTTGCCATCAGTTCTGAGGGAACTGTTCGAGCGGGTTCGGGCGATACAATCAAGATGGAGCTCGCCGATATTCTGAAGGGCGAATACTACGCGCCGCACGTTTCGATCTGGCACTACAAGTTAGACGAAGTCGAAGAAGTTGCTAACCCGGCTATGTGGATAAAAGCTAACCCAAATTTAGGAGCAACAGTTTCATATGAAACCTATCAGCTTGATGTGGAGCGTGCAGAGAAGGCTCCGGCGTCTCGAAACGATATTCTGGCAAAGCGTTTTGGGATTCCCATGGAGGGTTATACTTATTTCTTTACCTATGAGGAAACTCTGGTTCATCGGCCTCAAGAGTTTTGGCAGATGGCTTGTTCTATCGGCGCGGATCTATCGCAGGGCGACGACTTTTGTGCATTCACGTTTCTGTTCCCTCTTGGGCGTGAAAAATACGGAATAAAGACACGGAGCTACATCACTGAGCTTACTCTGATGAAGCTTCCCGCCGCTATGCGGCAGAAGTATGAAGAGTTCATCAAAGAAGGCAGCCTTCATGTCATGCCCGGAAACATTCTTGACATGATGGAGGTCTATGACGATCTCGATCGGTTTATACAATCATCTGAGTACGACGTTCGTGCGCTTGGATACGATCCGTATAACGCGAAAGAGTTTGTCGCTCGTTGGGAAGGAGAGAACGGACCATTCGGAATTGAGAAAGTGATTCAAGGTGCTAAAACCGAATCGGTGCCATTGGGTGAGATCAAGATCATGAGCGAAGAACGGCTTTTGATATTTGATCAGGCACTCATGTCTTTCGCAATGGGTAATGCTATCACTCTAGAAGATACCAACGGTAATCGAAAGCTTCTGAAAAAGCGTCAGGATGAGAAGATCGATAATGTCGCTGCTCTTATGGATGCATGGGTTGCATACAAGCTAAACAAGGAGGCTTTCGAATAGTGGAGCGGGTTAGCTTAAATACCGTTCTTCTAGCTGTGATTGCGATTTTTATTGTTCTCGCCTATTTCAATGGGTGGGGCAATTAATGTAGGAAGGAGGTGTAAGTGCCGCGAATTACGACCGCGCTAAGACATGCTTGGAACGCATTTTCTAATACAAGTGAACGGCGTCAGGTTTTCGCGCAGTATGGAGATCCGAACTATGGTGGAAGACCTGATCGCGTAAGACTATATTTCCCCAATGAACGTTCGCTAATCTCCTCTATTTATACGAGAGTTAGTATCGATGTTGCTTCGGTTGATATGCGTCATGTACGAACAGATGAGCAAAACCGATATTTGGAAGACATTGATAGCGGTCTCAATAATTGTCTGACGGTTGAAGCCAATCTCGACCAGGCTGCTCGAGCTTTTAGACAGGATATTGTCATGACGCTCTTTGATCAGGGCTGTGCGGCAATTGTACCTGTCGATACCACCCTTAATCCGGAAACAAATGGCGGATACGACATCTTGACTCTTCGCGTTGGCGAGATCAAAACATGGTATCCCTATCATGTCGTAGTCAGTTTGTATAACGAATCAAAAGGTCGACGTGAAGATGTTGTATTGAACAAATCGGCTGTAGCTATCATCGAGAATCCGTTGTTCGCGGTGATGAACGAACCGAATTCGACTCTCCAACGACTTTTGCATAAACTTAACCTGCTGGA